TTACGTCTTCGCTAGAGTTTGGTATTCCCCCAAGCTCCTTTTCTGATTTAGATAGCTTTGTGTAAGATTTATCTGGCCTATTCATTGAATAACCTCTATACCCTCTGTTTTTGAAATGATACAACAACCTAGGTTTGTTGTTTTCAATAAGTATAGGCATGCCGTAAAACACACAAGCCATTAATACGTCTTCAAAAAATATTTCAGCCGTTTGAGGTCTAGCTATATATTCTAAAAAAAACTCATTAGCAGGGCCTTCATCCATGTGAAACTTTGTGATTCCATGCAAAGCTCCATTAGATCCTCCACCTCCAACCGTTCCTGATATATCGTAACTATCACACCCAAACGCTCCCATGTGTTCATTTCCAGGATATTTAAATCCTTGTTTCATTATAAATTTATTCTGAAGCTGTTTGTTAGGTGTCCATGTAATATAAAACCTACCCCTGTCATTCGGACTAAATATAACCTCTGTGTCTTTTATTCCATCTCTCCAGGAAAAAGAACCTCTAGTAATAAATTGATCTTTTATAAGAGATTCATTATAATCAATCTGTTGATATATCTTTTGAAGATTAAATAATGACTGCTTGCTTTCATCTCTGAATGCATGTGACTCAGAGCGGGGAAACTGACGGTAAAATTCATTTAATGCATCTGCATCATTTTTTAAACTTTCTACTTCATTTTCCCAATAATCAATAGCCCCTTGATTTATGTAATCACCATAAACATCTATAGTTTCTTGCTCTGGATTTCTGAATACAGGCATACCGTACCTATCAATAAACCCTTCCATATTCCATTCCATAGGAATAAATAAAGAATACAGTCCGCTTTTGGTTTGACCATTGGCGTTTCTATTATTTATATCTGAATCATAAAATAATTTTTTGAATGCATCTCCACCCTTTTCAAGTGAGTTTGATGTGCTTCCCATCATGCATTTTCCTATAACCTTACTACCTAAACGCAAACATGTTTTCGTAACACGCCAATTGTTTAATATGTTGCTTGGCCTTTCCCATTTACCTGATTCATCGTGCACAAGTAATTTAAGTTTCTCTCCATCATAACTATTGTCTCCTGTGTTCTTCCAGTCAATTGTGGTATCTAATCCCTCTACCAAATCTACCTCTTCATAATACATATTCTTTTTAGTAATCTTTGATGCAGGTACACGATAAGCTAATTCTGTTTTTGGCTTATCCATACCGTCTTGAACAGGTTTGAAAAAAAATGGATAATTGTTTGATATAGGAACTACCTTGTCTGTAAACATCTTCTTGGCATCTGCACCTGTTTTAGACAATATACCTATTCTAGCGTCTTTTGTTATGGTACCTATGTTTGCACATTCTTCACTTCCCATATACGAAAATCCTGAACGTCTTATCTTTAAATAACATACTCCAAAAGACCTGTTATCAGCTTTACATGCTTCCCAATACAAATAAAATATTCTATTAGCTTCTCTATAGTTTGGGTATCCGATATCAATTTTAGTCCATTGTAAATACATATAATGGGAGCCTGTTATATATGTTTCCACACCATTGTTATAGAACCAGAATCCATCTTCTCTTCTATCAAACTCTTGCTCTATATAATCAACCCATTTATCCTTAAGGCTAGACGGAGCTGCGTGCCAATTAAATATACTTTTAATTCTATATAGTTCTTTTGGGTATTCAAATCTTTCCCAATATTGTTCTTTTTTAGAAGAGTCTCTTTTATGTATTTTTTGAGGAGCTTTTGGTAGTGCTATTTTTAACCCATTAATAGAAACTATATTTTCAATTTGACCTGATTTTGAAATTATAACTACATCATGTTTTTCATCATAGCCATATTTCCACGATTTAGCTTTATTTTTTGTGCTAATCGTTGATTTAGGTATATAATTTTCAATTACCTCGTATAAATTATTTTGACCTTCTTTCTGCAAAACCTCTTAATGTATTATCTTTTTTCTTCTCTGTTCCCTCTTCCAACATTTCTTTTTCTGATTCAACTCTAGATAATATTTCAAATGCATCAAATATTGCTAACTTTTTAGTTGCAGCTGCATTTTTTAGTCTATCAGCTGCAAGCTCATCATTTGGATCAGGCTTGATTATATCTTCCTTTGCCACCTTAATTAACTGAGCTACAGCTTTATATCCTGCTTCTATTATCTGAAGTTTTAATTCTTTATTAGTCATATATTAGAGTAATATTTTTAGTAAACATTCTGTAAAGTTTTTCTCCATCTACATTATACTCATACTCGCTATCTGGCTCAAAAGAAACTTTATCTCCTTTATTTACGCCTTTCCTATTTAAGCTTTCATTAGAATACTTAATTAAGCCAACCAAAGGCTCTTCTTCTTGGTGTGTTTTAAGATAGTGATTTTCTTTTGGTATAGGTTTTACCATGCAATAATCTGCATGGCATTTCCATTGATCACCTTGTTTATACATATAAAACTGATCGTAATCAACAAAAAACAAATCATCTTTAAAAAAGCTTTTACCACTCTTCTCTCTACCCTTCATGTCGTTATAATACTTAAAGACATTGTGATGAACCAATAAAGTATCTCCTGGCTGTATTTCTCCTGTATAATTTATAGGAGTTTCTTGTACAATAGCATACCTATTAGAAACGGTATGATCTTCTTTTGAACTGCTTACAATAAAGTCAATGTCGCCAATTCGTTTTGTGTTGTCATACCTTTTTCCATTGTAAGGTTTTACAATGAAGTAAAAAGGTGATTTCATTCAAAATTTATATTATATTCAATTGAAACAGGCATGTTTGAATTAAACTCTTTCCATAAAAACACTTCACTATTATCATTCTCAACCCAAATTTTTATTGAGTTTGATTGATCGTCATGTTTAATTAAGTGTATATGATAATTACCGCCTAAAACTTCTTGGCCTGCAAGATAATGCATAGCACTAGATTTATAGTCTGCTCCTATTGAGATTTTTCTTATTTCCATTATATTAAATTTTTAATAGGAATTTATCCTACGGGATCAACAGGCGGTTGCCAAGGCAGTCCGCTTGATGTACCTATATCTTCTATTTGTAGCTTCTTAATATACGAATAGTTGTTAACGTAAGTTTCTCCATCAGCAACTACAGTTGGTCCTAAATCAGCCTGAACTAAAGCTATAACTTGAGCTTCTGTCAAATCTCCATATGGCGTGAGTGGAGGTGGCCCTACCACTCCAGACAATTTAGATTGATATACTTTTCTAGCATACCCAATGCCATCATTTGCTTGTATTGCAGATGTAACTATTAATTGACCTGGAGCTGTTGATGTATCATACTCCATTGTTAAAATTGTCCATGTTATTATTGCTCCCATATTATTTTTTTTATTGATAAACTCTAATTTCTAATGAGCCATTAGTTAACTTATCGTCACCATTATGTGTTAATATTTTTATTTCGCTATCGCTTATTCTTTGCCACGCTATATCGTGGTTGTTTTCTGCGCTACCACCATTTACAAAAACAATTGTTTTACCTGAAGTAAATGGAGTTGCGCTTGAAGTTAATGAATAATCTCCACCTGAGTTTCTACTCCATGTTAATAGACCTGTAATTCCGTTGTTGGCTAAAACAGTTGCTGTTGGAGCTGAGGTTCCTGTCTGAGATATCAAAGCTGTATAACTATAAAAGCTTGTTGCTATATCTTCAAAAACTTTTCCTGTTGAATCAACTTTTAAATTATAAGTAATTCCAGTATTTTTACCAATAGTTCCGTTACCATATGCTCCTAGCACAATGTGGCTTGTGTATGCTTCAATTGCATTTAATCCTGTAATAATACCCCCTGCACCAATTACTACTTTAGCAGTAGATGGTGCGTTGTACTGCCCTATTACAACCTGACCTTGTACAGAGGTTGTATCATTTAGCTGCCATCCAAAAGCAAATGTAGGACTAGTGTCATTTAATTGTATATCTTTTCCTATTGCAACCCCCTGGCCAGTACTAATAGTAATTCCTGTTCCTATTGCAATTCCTCCTGAAGAAGTAACGCCATTGCCTGCTCCTAAAGCGATTCCTGTTGTTGCAGTAATGTCATTACTTCCTCCTGCAGTAAATCCTTGATTTCCTGAAACATTATGGTTTTGACCAAAAGCAGCTGCATTATTTCCACTAACTATATTGCTATTTCCTGTAACAAATGATTGCAATCCATTAGCAAAATTATTCAATCCAAATGACGTCGAGTTAGCTGCAGAAGACAAATTACCACCTCCTACAGAAAATGCATTTGGTCCTGAACTTGTAGTTTGATTTCCAAGTGCTACAGCTCTTTCTCCGCTTGCATTTGTAAGTTTTCCTCCTGCAAATGAATTTAATGCAGACGCTACAGAGTTTTCTCCAAATGTAAATGAATTGTTTCCTCTAGCTTCAGTTGAAAATCCAAAAGCAACCGATTGAAGTGCTGTGGAAATATTTCCAGAACCTGCAGCAAATGCATTCTCAGCTAAAACCTCGTTATTTATGCCTGTGGCAAAAGTATTTTTATCTAGAACCTGGTTACCCTTTCCTGTGGCAAAAGCTCTCTCTCCTCCTGTTGCAATATTGTCTTGACCAAATAAAGCAGAAATATCTGCTCCTGCGTTTACTATGTTATTTTGTCCTGCAACAAAAGATGTAGTGGCGTTTATTCGATTTCCAGATCCAAAAATTGCAGAGCTTATTCCTGTGTAAATAATGTTACCTCCCCCTCCGGCTATTGAAGAAGATGCACTTACAACATTGCTATTACCGAAAGCTAATGAATTTGAATTGTCAACCCTATTATTATTACCAAATACTGCGCTATGAACAGCTGAAACAGTATTGGTCTTACCTGAAGCAAATGAGTAATCTGCTCCTGGAGATATTGTGTTTTGATATCCTGATGCAACTGAACCATCTGCTCCTGCCGTAGATGCATACCCTAAAGCTACAGAGTTTGGTGCACTTGCCGTTCCACCGAATCCAAATTTAACAGCGTTGTTTGCGCTTGCTGTTCCACCGAATCCAGATACAAATGAATTTACCCCAATGGCCTGTCCTTTTTCACCAATAGCTACAGATGATTGACCTGACGCAACTGAATCTTGACCTGAAGCAATACTATAATTACCAGAAGCTAATGTTTTATTTCCAAAAGCAGCTGACGCTAAAGCTGAAGCTTCAGTTGAAAGTCCGAATGCTGATGCGCCACCTCCACTTGCTAAAGTTAAAAAGTTAGCTGCCAAAGAGCCATTTCCAAATGCTGTTGTTGCAGACCCCATGGCAACGGCATTTGTTCCGTTGGCATAAGCTACTCCACCTAAATTAAAAGATGGGCCTCTGTTTCCTTGAGCGGTATCTCCTCCGTCTTGGGTAATAGAAAACTTATGATTTCCATACCCCTCAGTAAGCTGAAGCAATTTAGCATAAGTTCCACCTGTATTTGTTGCGATTAAAGGGTCAATTCTAGCGTCAAAATTAAATATGCCATTTGGCATATCTTGAATTAATTTTCTGCCTGTTAAACTATCAATAGTAGTTGTATCCCCTTTCCAAGTAGATAAAAAGTACCCTGCCGCTAAACTATTGTTTTGTCCGTTTAATGTAATTTGACTAGCTGTAGTTTCGCCTGCTGCAGGCTCAAAATTATCATTAGACTTTATGCTTGTTAAAGATAGCTGATTGCTTCCAATTATAATGTTTCCATTAACAGTAACCAAAGGATTGGTTATTGGGTTAGGATCTTGAGTAACTAAAGAGTCTCCAAGTATCTGAGTTCCCACCCAAAGAGGCAAAGTGTTTATTGTTCCTGAACCTGTAATAACAGGGCTGTTATCTATCTTAGCCCAAAATACATTTCCTGCATCACTTTCTGAAATGATCGCCCAATCTTGAGGCTCCCAATCAGTAATCCCACTTAAATCTGTTGTTCCTGCAACAGAGACAACCCAATACTTTCCTGTATTGCCAGGAATAAGAGATATGGCTTGTAAGTCAGGAGTGTTTGTATCTGCATTCCATGTTCCTTGAAACTCAAGGCCTGAGCCTTGATAATTTTGCCAAGTAACATTTCCGTTTGCGTCTGAAACTAATACTTGCTCGTTGTTTCCTACTTGATTGTTGGCATCATATACAGGCCCTAAAACAAGTATATCTCCAAGCAATGTTGTCTTTCCATTAACAGTTAGGTCTCCCACTAAAGAACTATCTGCACCTACTGTTAAATTTTTATTTATATTTAAGCTTCCCCCTGCGCCTCCATCACTTACATAAACAGTAGTTCCCCCAACAGCTGTTGGATCTGTTCCGTCAGTAGCAGTATCTTGATATATTAAAGAATTTACAAGCTTAAATGACTCTAATCCTGAAGTAGATTCGGTAAAAACGGGGAGCCTATAAGACACCCCGTCAAAAGCTTGATCAATTACAAAGTCAGCAATACCTTGTAGTGTAAAAGTTTTCGTCTGCTTTACAATCGGTGTTGAGTTTGCAGCTGTTCCAATTAAATAATCCGCTCCTTCAATTGGAGATTGATTCGGATATGATAAAGTATTGCTAATTTTTGCCATGTTATTCCTTTTCTTTTATTTCTCCTGTTTGTAAATTAATCACAGAGTTTTCTCCGTATTTTTTAAGAAGCTCTTCTTCTAATTTAGCGAACTCGCCTCTAATTACTTCAACCTTGCTGATGATAAAAGATTTTTGAATCTCTAAATCACCTAATTGTGTTTTTGCATTTACAAAATCAGAGTTTAATTGTTGTAATTTTTCTAACTCTTTTTCTTCTACTTTTTTCATTATTTTATATTTAAGTTAATACTGCAAAGGTAATCAATTATTCTTTAATTTTTTTTCGCTTTTATTTGTGCCTGTTGTTCCCCATTACCTTCTCAATACCTCGAGACCCGAAGTACGCTCCAACAATAAGTGAAAGCACTCCCGCCACACTATCTAATTCATAGTCTAAGTACCAACCAACTATGTATGCTACAGAAAAAAATACTAACGTAAGAGGTCTCACATTTTGAGACATCCACGAGGTACTTGCCATGTCTGCTGCCCATCTTTTACTAACCTCTTGCATCTCAATCATATCCATCTCTAAAAGCTTCATTGCTGTTTCTTTATCTTGCGGTGGAATGTCTGGGTCTTGATCAATAAGTTTTTTGACCATACCTAAAAGTCCTTTATCGGGCATAACATCTCCTATAGAGTCTAGTAGCCCTGATTTTCCTAACAAAAATTTTCCAACTTTCGTATCCTTAAATTTTTTTCTGTCTTTACTCATATCTTGCAGTATTCATTATATGCATCAAAACAAGGGCAAGCTTTTGCCGAAAACTCATTATGCCCATGAATAGTGGCCTTAGGGTGCAGCTTTTTTAATACACGCAAAAGTTCTAATAATGTGGCTATCTGTTCAGATGTTCTTGTGTCTTTTGGCGTTACACCGTCTTGCTCTACGCCACCTATATAGCAAATACCGATTGAGCCCTTGTTGTGATTTTTAACATGAGCTCCTGTTTCGGTTATCGGTCTTCCGTATTCAATCATTCCGTCTAGCCCTATAACATAATGATATCCTATTTCTTTCCACCCCCTGGCTTTGTGCCACTCGTCTATTGTTGCTGCTGATATTTCTTGACCTTCTTTAGTTGCAGAACAATGAATTATGATTTTATCTATTTCTCTCATAATTTATATTCCTATTTTCAACGATAACTATTAATATGATTTTGAAGCTCCTCTAAAGTAACTGTGGGCTCAAACATAATATTGCCCTCCCATGTAACTATGGGTTGGTTTTCTTTTTTAATAATAATAAAAGGAATCTTGGCAAAATTTTTTTTGATGTCACTATTATGATCCTCTAAGTATGCCCACTCTATGTTGCAGTTTCGAAGCTTATCAATATTAACTGCATTTTTTTTATTCCACTTTGCATTAATTTGCAATACGGTAACTGAATGTAATGTTTTTTTTGAGACATCTTTCATAGGTTGTTCTGAGGAAGCAAAAAGAGTTCCGATCAAAATCGCTAACAAAAGAATTAAAGTTCTCATCTTAATTTATTTCATACAGTCTTTCTTCAAGAAGTTTTAGTGTTTCTTTTATTTCGTTAATGTCTTCTTTAATCCCATCGACATCTTTCTGTGTCATCATTATAGTTTGACGAACAATTTCGTCTTTGTATTGATACTCTTGTTGAGTAATCACGGGCTCAGGCTTTTCCATCGCCAAAGCTATTTCTGATTTTAAGCTAAAATAAGTAGTGGCTAGACTAACAGTAAATCCAATAATAAGACTTATTGTTTTTGCGTCAAGTGTAAACTTTGTATTTTCACTAATTTCTGTCGCCATCACATTCAACTATTTCATATATCACTTCGATATCTCCAAGTGAAGTTGTTGTTTCAAAATATCCTACCATAGCGCAACTATCTCTCCTGCTGTTGTCCCTGTTGCAAATACTTGAATAACTTGTACAGGAAAAAATTGACCTGCATATACTCCTGTGAATGTAACATCGTCTCCACCAACTGTTTTGACTCTTACATTTCCAGGTGTTCCAATATACAGAACACAACCATTATTGGTTCCTCCTGTTACTGAAGGTATCTCATTAGTATCACTTGGGGTGACTAATAGTGCTCTACGACCTTGTAATTTTTGATACGCCATTTTTATTATTTATTATACGGAAACTGACGATTCAAAGAATCTCTTCGTTCTTGACAACCGCAGGGTTTCCCTGTTACTTTTTCATATACTTTTGCAACCTTATCAGCTCCAACTAATTTAGCAGCTTTGTGCACAGTATCTCCTAATCCTTTAGATTCCATTACTCTTTACATTTACACAGCTTGTTTGGACATGAATCCACTTTTGCTGTTAGTTTAACCAACAATGCATTCCACTTGCATAAAATTTTATTCCACAAGCCCGAAATCCATTGTCCTAATTTAATTAATGCCTTACCCATTTACTTTTTTATTAATTCTACAAATATACTAATATTTTCCTCTCCTATTTTTAGGACTTGACTTGGTGCTACCACCTGACCCTGCCCATAAATTCTTACATGCCCAGTACCTAGCGGTTAGTTTTGACTTTGCAGTATTACACTTGTGTCTTGCCTTAAAAGATTTCCTAGCAGCTGCACTATAGTTATGTCCATAACCTTTTGCTCCAAAGTGAATAAGCTTTTCTTTTCCTCCTTCGCAGGCTTTGACCATACGCTTCTTACCTGCCCTATCAGATGGGCGAGGTTTGTTACAAGCCATTTTACTTTTATCTGCCATATTATTCGTTTACACAAGACTCTAGCTCTTTTACTTTTAATTTAAGCGCATCAACATCGCTTACAACTTTTTCTTGATATTTCTCTAAATATATTAACCTCATGTTTTGTTCTGCATCATCAGGTAAAGATCCTAACTCTCCCCTTGGCCATTTAATTCTAAACTCAGAATTCATATCAAGTTCAGATTCCATCCTCATCAGATTTATATTCATCTGCTGAATTTCAGCAATCAACGTAAAATAAACCGCTGCTATCGACAATAATCCTGCACAAATAGCAATTATTGTTTTAACATTTACGTTAAACCTTGTATCTTCACTAAGCTCTGCCATGCTATACGTTTCTTACTCTTGCCGCTGATGTATTAGCAACAAATTGTTTTCCTTTTTTACCAGCTTTCTTTTTCTTTTTAGCTGTTGCAGCCAATTGTCTTTTTGATAAACTACGAGCTTTAGCTAACGGCAAACATCGGTCAGGGTTCTTTTTATTTTTGCTTGTTCCACAAGCTCCTTTGATTGAACCATCTGTTCCAATCCTTACCCATTTTTCGTCTCGCCATTTCTTAAGCTCACCCATTTATATAAATTTACGAATTACAACCTACGCATTCT